CTGTTCTTGATCAGCGTCTCAAGGATGCGGCTTCGCGAACTCTGAAAAAGCTGCACGAAGACCCTGCATATAGGGCGCGCAAGTCTGTCATAATTAGTGAGACGAACAGGAGGAGGGACAGTGCGAGGCATATTCGGGAGTATAACAGATCCCCGAAGCACGCCCAGGATAATACGATTCGCAGTGATGCGATGAAGACGTATTGGACTGACGATGCGAGAGAGGCGTATTCGAAGTTTAAGACAATATCGTATTCCCGTGAGTTCCTTGATGTGATCGAGAATTTTGTGTGTCAGAATCCGGGTTCGAGCGCGGATGCCGTTGCTAGGTTTGTAAGCTCGGACAAGGAAGCGCTTCGATTGCTGAATGAGGGCAGCTCGCGGAAGATCGAAAAGGCGCATCGCCATTTGCTTTTGAAGGCATATCGGTCGCACGGTTATAAGGGTTTTTCAGATTTCAAGGAGAGTGTTTGTTCTTTCAACCACAAGGTTGTCTCTGTCGAGCGCTTGGCGGAGTGTGAGGATACCTATACATTGACCGTTGAGGGGTGTCACAACTTCGGTATTTCGGCTGGTGTCGTTGTCTGCAACAGTCCACATGAAGATTTTTTCATTCCTACCAGGGGTGGAAAAGAAAGTACTCGGATCGAGGTCATGTCTGGGCCGGACGTTCAGATGATGGACGACGTCGAGTATTTCCAGGGGAAACTGGTTGCTGCTACGAAGGTCCCCAAAAGTTACATGGGGCTTGGTGAGTCCGCAGATGAGACATCGAAGTCTTTGTCGCAGGCTGATGTGAGGTTTGCGCGTGCGTGCATGAGGGTTCAGCGTGAATTCATCATGGGAGTGCGCAAGATAATTCGTGTGCATTTGGCGGCGCTGAATATCGATCCTGAGTCGGCAATGTGGACAATCAAGATGACTGTGCCGAGTGCGATATTCGAGATGCAACAGATTGAGATCTTGAATGCACAGGCTGCACTGGCTTCGTCAATGACCGAATGGACGAGTAAGCCGTGGATTCTTCAGCATATATTTCATTTTTCTGAGGACGATGCAGCATTTATTTCTCGTGACAAGGATGATGAGAGCGACGATATGGCCAAGAAGGAAGCTGGTACTCAGGCAGATATAATGCGGCTATATCCGGAGTTGCAAGAGATGCCTCCTGTCGCCGAGGAGCCTCCCATGGGGGAATCAGACCTTGGCAATGAGATAATTGGTCTCAAGAAGATGTTTGAAGAAACTGGTCAAACGTATCCGCTGATGGTAAAAAGATTCGAGAAGCTTGAATCTATGATGACTGGTATGCAAAAGTCTTTGAAGATGCGAGCTGTTTCTGGGGGAAGGCGATAAAATGTACATCCAAGGTTCTGCAATTGATAAGAGGTTCAAGGGCAGCTTAGAGCATCAAGCTCTAGCAATCAAGGAAGCATTGGTCGAGCATTTCGACGGTTCTCCTGTGCGTATCTTGGCGACCCATGCGAAGCATGCATATGCAATGACCGAAGATGGGGTCATTGTGAAGGTGACCTATAAGGTAGAATCCAAAGGGGGCGTTACCGGGATCAAGAGTAAGCCCACGAAGGATATTGCCGTCATCGAGGATGGTGAAATCCCGGCGTTTGTTGCTGGGAATTTCCGGGAGATGGTTGAGGCCGCTCTTGATGGTAAGGGGATACCACGAACTCAAGTTCGTGAGACCATTCAGTTGCTGGACAAGGATGAGCCGTATTGGATCTCTGATGTTTTGGAGAAAATTGACGAGGCCATTGATTCGTCTGCGTGGCATGTAATGTACGAGACGAACCAGGAGAAGATCCGGACTGCTATGCATGGGCGGATTCGGAAGATTGAGGCTCCTTTTCCCTCTACAAAATTTGCGAAAATTTCGTCATCCAAGCTTGATCAATTCGAGTCAGAATTGAGGGAAGCTGTGAATCTTGTTGCAAAATTAACAACGGAGATGGTTGACGAGTGTACAAATATGGTGTTTGATCAGGAACAGGATGAATTTTTCAGTGTTATCTGCGAATCGTTGAAAGTTGAAGCGCAAGCCGTTGGTGGCTTGCTCAGCAAGGCCGAAAAGTTGATGCGCTCTGAGGATGTTGGGCGCGTGGCGGAGGCACATGACAGGCTTGCTGAGCGAGCGAAAACCATGGCTGTTGTGACTGCGTACATTAAAGGCAAATCACGACACAACGACGACGAGGAGTAAGGCAATGAGAAATCGAGTACTCGGTAGCACCGTCGAGGAAGATCTAAAGAAACTCAATATCCCAGGTTTCAGCATGGTCGAGCAGGCTGTAATGGGTGGCGTTCCTCTCCATGAAGACAAGTCGGAATCACAAGAGGAAGAGGTTGATGTTGACGCTGACGCTGACGTTGATATTGACGCTGACGTTGACGCTGAGGACGAGGATTTCGACCTGGATGAGGCGAAATTCAAGCCGAGCGATGAGCAGCTCCAGGCGCTGAAGGACTGGGCGAAGGAGCACGGCAAGAAGTGGAAAAGTGCATTGAGAGATGCTTGGATGTCGGGGGATTACAAAGGGTTTGACAATTCCCCTGCGCTGCAAAGGATAAGAAACAGTGGTGGTCCATCATGGCTCGTCAATTTCAAACTGACCGAAGATGTCGATCCTCTCGACGCTCCTGACGTCAATATGGAGCTGTTCGATGCTATCATGGATCTTCCTTATGACAGTTTGACTTCGGAAGATGTCGAAGAGGTCATTGAATCTCTCAAGGGTAAGAACCTACCCGAAGATGCACCAGACGCTCTCAAGGAGCGTGCGGAGGAAGTGGTCGACTTCCTGGTAACGGAAGCGGCTGCCAAGCGCAAGCGTCGTTTTAAGGCTGGGTCGATGGCCAAGACGACTGTGACGGTGTGCAAGCCCGGCGAGCGCAAAGATCCAAAGGATAAGAGTGGGAAGCGTTGCATTCCTGCGGCGAAAGCTGCTGGTGGCAAAGGCAAGCTTATGCGTAGTACGCGCAAAAAGGCACTATGGTCGAGAGGTGGCAGTGGTGCCAAGTCTGGAAAGAAATCAGCTCGTTACGCTGCACGGCGAGAAGGATCCGAGCCGAATTCTTTTGCCGCAGAGCTGTTGAGTCTGGTGGAAGACACGCAGGCAGAGGCACATACGCTGCGTGACGAGCTGCTTGAGCGTATCCTTAGCATCTTTGAGATGCTGGCGGAGGAGTTCAATAGCGACGCTGTGACACGAGTTTTCGAGGGAAATTTTGAGAAGCTCAATGCATCGTGGGAAGCGGGCCGTTTGGATGAGGACGTAATGGATGAGGAAGATTTCATTGCGGAACTCAAGCCTGTTTTGACCTTGGTGCATAAGTCGCTGGAGAAGATCGATTCTGAGGACACGTCGGGAAACTGACGGGACGTCTCGGTGCGGCCAAGTGGCGACGTAGCTTGGGGACATCGTCGGGACGTAGAGAGGCGGTTGGGTTTGAGTCACTCAAAAAGGCTGCTCGCCCTGATGGCAAAAAGACGGATAGACGAGTCTCCCCGGAAGCTAAGAGGAAACTCGACCGCAACCCAATTGCACGAACACCATTTAGACGGTGGCGCGGAAAAACCGGCAAAAAAGGGTGATGTGATGCCTAATATGTTGATCGAATCCAGCCCTGTTGTTCTGTCTCTCACAGAGGCGGCCAACGGGAAAGTGATAGCTCGTGGCGAATTTGGCAGAGTGGGTGTAGCGACACAGAACGGTCGTATTTACCCGGAAGAGTTGATGGCGCGTGAGATCAAGCGGCTTTCCGAGGATATTTCGAGGCGCGGGATACTTGGTGAGCTGGACCATCCTACTGATGGGAAGACCAGTTTGAAGCGTGCATCTCACGTTATTACTGGGCTCAAGATCAAGGACGGAATTGTCATTGGAGAGGCCGAGATTCTCAATACGCGAGAGGGCAAGAATCTGAAGGCGTTGATTGAGGCGCAGGTTCAGATTGGTGTTTCATCTCGTGGTTTTGGTTCAACTCGACCGTCTACAGATCCCAAGTTGGAGGGTGAAGTTGTCCAGGGGGACTTTGTCCTGAAGACCTGGGACTTTGTCGCGGACCCTGCGGTGAAGACTGCCATACCTGGTATTTTTACTGAGGATGTTGACGCGGAGCCGGATGATGTCGCTCAGATGTTCTTGGACGAGTTTCCGGAGATTGCTACCACGTTGCAAGAGGACGCGGTTGAGCAGGCCAAGCTTAAAATCAGCAAGGGTGTGGAAGTGGTGGCCAAGGAGACTGAGTCGCGCATCCGGACAGAGATGACCGAGATGTTTGAGAGGCAGCTTGCTCAGACGTTGGTAGAGGCCAGGGAGGAGATCTCCAGCGAGCTTCGTGAGGAGTTTGAGGCTGATCCGAGCCTTGGGGCTTCGAAGGCAATTTTGTCGGCGATTTGGGAGATGGTATCTCCGTTCCGTGCGGATGTTGATGAGCTTGCGGCTGCCGATGTGGCCAAGGCTCGGGAGCTTGAGGTGGCAGAGGCCAAGGAGTCGGCACAGAAGAATGAGGAGCGAGCTGTCCGTGCTGAATGCATGGAGTATATCGAGAGAAAGATTGGTGGTCATCGCATGGCTGAATCGATCAGGAAGTTGGTCTCCAAGCACCAATTCACTGATTTGGAAGATGCCAAGGACAAGCTTGCGGCGATCCTTCAGGATCTCCCGGAGCGCACGGACGAAGGAGTGGTCTCTGAAGAAGAGGCTCAATTAAGAGAAGACAACGCAGCAATGCGTGAAAAAATGTCCCTCCTCACTGAGAGGGTGGAATCGTTGGATGTTAAACTGAGGAGAGCTGTAGAAGTTGGAATGGAGGCAGATGCTCAGCGCAAAGATGCTGAGAGCCGCGTGAATGAAGCCGAAGCTCAGGTTGTCGAGGTGACGGACAGGGTCCGTTTAGCCGAGGAGCAGCTAGAATTAGCTGAAGAGAGACTTGATCTTGAGGTGTACAAACACGATAGGGTTGTGGGGTTGGCTAACGGTAGAAAGTTGCTTAGCCTCATGGAGGGTATGACCTCCAAGGGCGTAGTTGATCAGTTGGTGACGGAGCAGGGAGTGAAGGAAGTCTCTGAGCAAAGGCTTGCGGATGCGCGACGGGCAATGCAGCGCGGCGTAGGCGAGCGCCAGGAGGCGGAACAACTG